CACAAATAAATACCTGGCGAATAACCCTGCTGATAAAACCCAAACTTTTATCTCAGGAGAAAATACAGGTGTTTTTTTTATACCCAAAACCATCTACAAATTAAAAAAAATACACTTTTGCCTCAAAATTGATTATATTTATGATACATTAGTGTATCGAAATCATTTCAATTTCAAGACAGTATTAATTATTATGTGTAAATAATAAAAGTGATTTGTCAATTATAGGGGATATTGGGGTTAATTTTGGGAGAACGATCTAAAAGTAATGCTGTCATAAAAGCGGTTAGAGCAAAGCTTAATGCGATGTCATTTACAGAGGATGATCTTGAGCAGAATAAGCAGATAATTAAAACTATCAGAGATACATCAGAAGATCCCCGTGTCCGATTCAATGCTGCAAAACTAATGGTTGACATGACACTAAAATCACAGGAGATTAATATTGACATCATGAAATATGAAGAGCCTCCGATTACTAAACAGCAGTTAGAGCATTCTGGTATAATTCAGGTTCAACGTATGGAGCTGCCAGCAAAGGTTGCTATTGGAGAACCAATAGGAGATATTTAAAGTGGAAGAACCCACTATATCAACGTGGAAACCCCTCAATGCTCGCCAATCCGCTGCATTATCAAGACAAGAATTTGAAGTGTGTACCGGCGGAAACCGTGGAGGAGGAAAAAGTGAAGTTGGGCGTGCTTGGCTGTTAGAACCAGAATATCTATATCATCCAATGTACCGAGCACTTATCCTACGTAAAAATAGCGTTGACTTAGAAGATTGGATCTTCAAAATGAAACGCTTCTCCGGTCTTGAAATAAGTGGAAGTCCAACAACAATAAAGTTTCCAGGTGGCGGCCTTGGAACACTCGGACACTTAGCAAACAAGGATTCTTGGACGCACTATGTAGGTCATGAGTACCAAAAGATTTTATTTGAAGAAATCAACATAATTCCTGATGAACAACGATATTTGATGGTGCTTGGTTCTTGTAGGTCAAGCATTCCAGAACTTCGTCCGCAATGTATGAGTTCGTGCAATCCTGGAAATGTTGGCCATATATGGGTAAAAAAGAGATTTGTTGACGTTGCAAGAGATAAAACGTTTATTGACCAATCGAGTGGATTGTCACGCATTTTTGTTCAGTTAAAACTTCGGGAGAATACTAAACTACCTGAAGAGTACGAAAAAACCTTACGTTTGCTTCCAAAAGCTATACAAGCTGCCTGGATTGATGGCGATTGGGACGCTATGGCAGGTCAGATGTTCCCGCAGATGCCGGAACTTGAAGATCCGCACGGCATTGACGGTGGAGAAGCGTTGACACTTGAAGGGTCTTTTGATTTTGGATCAAGCGATCGTGGTCATTCATCTTTTGGGCTGTGGTACACAGATGAGCAGGGTAGACCACATCGTGTTGCAACATGGTATCATAAACTTGGACATACAGCAGGAGAGCAAGCACAGGAGTTAAAAGATTGGGTGCGCTCATTCCCATGGTCGGGAGGGCGCGCCCCTCGCATTGTGTATGCAGATCCCGCTATATTTACAAAGCGTAAAGAAGTAGGCATAGGGGCAATGCCAAAAAGTGTTGCAGATATTTTCATCGAAACTACCGGTTGGGATTTTGTCCCGGCACCTAACGATCGGGCAAATGGATGGAGGATATGCCAAAATTATTTTGGAACTGACCCTATAACATCGACAAGTAACTCATTCGCATGGAGTGGATACAACAACACATTTTATGAAAATTTTCAAATCCAGGTACGTGATCCTGATGATCCAGACGATATTGCAGATAATGATTACGATCATGTTTGTGATGAGGCAAGATATTATTTGACAAGCCATCTGAGTATGAAAAGCAAAATTGTGGATCAAAGTTTTAAAAAAGAAAAACAGGGCAACAAATGGTCGTGCCTCGACAACCGCCCGGCACCCAAAACATACGGGGGTTTAAAGTGGTAAAAATGTATCTAAATAAAATAATACACTTGTGTTATGAAATTGATTATATTATAGTACAGAAGTGTATTTAAATGCATGGAGGACTATACATGTTCAAATTGATGTTACTAATTGTAATCTCGTCATTTATGACGTTTTCTCAGATAAATGTATCGAAAGACACGTCGCTGATCTGGAGTTTTAAAGCGGACTCTCTCAAATTCGGTCGAGTAATCCCGCTGTCTGGCTCATCGATTTTCGAGTTGTGCGTTTCTGCTGATGATACCAACGCTGCCGGGTACAAAAGCGATTCCATAAAATTTGACGCTGGTATCAGGTATGGAGTTCAAGAGGTTAATTCCTCTACGTCAACTGATACCGCCTGGGGGCCGTTGATTAAAATAGGCAGGTTTTCCACACTCGCAGCCGATACAGCAGGCAAGTGGATATCGTCGGCAATTATGCTGTCATCTGATAGTATAGGCACTCCAGTTGCAACGTGGGGTTACATGGATAGCACCAACGTTGCAGGTTATGCAGTAACGAGAGGTCAAGTTGTTGTTTACGGAGCAGCAAATATAGTCCAGACGTGGGTAAAAGGGGTTACGGGTAATCGCGTGGGTGGATGGATTAAGGTTAGAACACAAATAAAGCAGCCGATTTATCTTCCTGTAAGGAATCAGTAGTAAATGATTGATCTTGTCAAAAAGTTTGATCAGCATGAAAAGAGCATATCCGGCCATATAAGCGGGATAATTTCAGACTATTTTGGTTCAAAGTGCTATGAAATTCTTGACAAAAGAATTACAGAATTACAAAACTCGAACGATCTTAAGCCTGCATCTACACGGAAAAACACATTTATTTCAGGTGTTGTATTTCCAATTGTAAAGGAAAGGGCGTTACTACGCAGAGCTATAACGGCGGGCAATTATAGGTCGGCTGACATATTCAATCTTACCGCAATCGGGAGCACCCCTCCAGAGAATGCAGCACAATCCGAACTCGTTCTCAATATTAACCTTGAACACACGCACTATAAAATGAAGTGCCTGAAGCCATGCATAGACACTGCATCGAAGTTCGGAACGTCGATCACATACACCTATTGGAAGGTTGACAGTAACGAAAAGTTGAAGACCGTTTACGATCCTATGACCGGTACTTATTCACGGGTTCGATCGTCCGACACCCGCAAAAACTCATACAATATTCAAATTGGGTTACGCGACTATTTCCAGAATCCGAATACTCCAGAACCAGAAGAAAGCGATTTCCAAGGGCACTATAAAAAAGTATATCTTCATGAACTTGTAAATCTTCTTGATGACGATACTTACATTAGAGAAAATGTAGCAAAGGTTATCGATCTTCTAAAAAATGGAAACGTGCCGAGAAAAGGTGGTGCTAATGATTACAGTAATTTTAACGAAAAATCAGGATGCGCCGACCTTGCAAGATTTGAAGGATTGATATCGATCAAAGGCAATGAGGATGGAACTCAACGCTACTTTGTTGAGATGATTGGTGATACTATTATCAAGCTAAGTGTTGACGATTACGACGATGATATGCGATCGTATACTGTATGTTCATTCGATAAACGAAATGAATATTGGTGGGGAAACTCGGATTCCGAATATGTGGTATCGCATGAGAACTTTATGAACACGTTCTTATCTATGACTGCTGATAACGCGCTTTCTTCAATGCGACAGTATATTTTCTTCGGTAAAGATACTATTGATCCATCGGATATATCAGCAAGCCATCGACGCAACGGGTTTGTACCGGTAGACGTAAAAAACTATGCTGTAAACAATATGGTTCAACCGTTTCAGCCTGGTGCACTTAACCTGAATCCTGCACAGTTTATAACACAGATGGTAAACGACAGCATCCAGAAAATGAGTACAAAGGTAGATTTGTCAAGAAATACCAATCAGGGTGGAGGAATTCAGAATAATAGCACCGCAACCGCTGCGAATATCATTGCAAATCAGGCGAGTCTGCTTGAATCTGACATACTCGAAAACTACGACTTCGGTGTACAGATGATAGGTATGAAAAATGTTATACTGTTGCAAATGTTTTTGTCTGAACTGTTTTGGGTGCGCCCAAAGCCTACCGACATAGAGCGAATGGTTCACAAATATCAAATTCTTGGAGAGTATGGATACAAGACAAATACTACCGCAAGCAAAAATCAACAAGCAGAACTGTTGCGTCTACAGAACCTTGCTACATGGTTATTAAACATCATGGTCAATCCTGCAATGCAACAGGCAGGGTACAATGTGGCTCCTATCGTAAAAGACATACTGCAAAAAGCTGACGTGCCATCGGTAGAGGATATACTGCCAAATGAGCAGGTTATGCAGGCAGCACCTGGCTATATGCAATCGTCACAAGATCCTATGGCAATGACCGGAGGAGGAATGCAACCTATGATGCAAGGAGCTGGCAATGCTGTCATGGCTTAAAAAGTGGCTATTCAAAAAAGAATACGATCAACTAAATGCAATGATTGACAAGGCAAAGTTTCTTGTTGAATCCCCTGTTTATACAACTATTCGAACGTTCCGGTCTACGGAAGAGCAGAGGGAGCTATGGGCTGCTGTAAAAAGAACTCTTGCATCTGAAGAATATCAATACTTAGTCTTTCTTATTCGTGAAATTTGTATACAAGAGGGAAAGAACGCTGCCGATCCTAAAGAGTACTTTAACAAACTCGGAATGATTGAGCAGATTCATGTTTTTCTTGAAAAAGAGGTGAAGGATAGTGAAGGCAAAGTTTGATGAACTGAGGAAAGTTCCTCGTGGTACAAAGTATAATTCTGATGTTAATTCAATTGCAAGAGATGCGATATCCGATGCAACAAAAGATTCTGATGCAATATCGCTATTCAATGATGCGGATGAAAACAAATGGTTTGGAGAATGGATATACCCGGATCCTTCTAATCCTGAAATAAAAATACAGTTCAGCAGGGGAATATTTACTATTGCAAAAATACTCATAAGAAAAGGAAAGGCTTCTTTCTGGATGAGTATTAAAAATGATAATGTTGATTTCGGTAAAAACAAAGTAACCTAAAAAAGGAATTTATATGTCAGAAGAACAGGCTACAGGTTCAGTAGAAAGCACAAGTACAGAGACTACATCCTCAGAAAGTGTCAATCAAAATGATTATGTTTCTGATGCAATGGCAAGGTACTTGACTGGTAAAAGTGCTGTTGAACCATCACTAAAAACCAAGGCAGAAACGCCAAAAGAAGATACTGGGGTACCACCAAAGGCAGAAACGCCAAAAGAGCCAGAGACAAAGCAGGACGAAAAAAAGCCTGAACTCGACCCGATTGACCAGGTATTCAGAACAGACAAAGGAGAATTTGACGCAAACGGATTTCTGAGTTTTACGCTTCCGGAAGACACCAAATGGGCTGATGATGATAAAAAGCCCGTTGTTCCAGGTAGCAAACAACAGCAACCCGCGGATACTCGTCCGGAGTGGCAGCGGGAACTTGAAGAGGCAGAGAAGTACAAAACGAGTATGTACTCTGCCGCCGTTGATCCTCTAAATGAGGTATGGCAGCTCATACAGCAGGGTAAAGATCCTCAGACGGCACTCAATGAAGTGTTTGAAAAACAAAAAGGAGTTGTTGACAAGCACATTAAAGAGTGGGAATACAAACGCCGATTTGAATCAGAAGAAAAGCGTCAAAAATCAGCAGCGGAGCAGGAACGTGCTGCAAAAATAGCAGAACGTGCAAAAATAAATGTATCATCTGTTATTAGTAAGCTTCCGGGAAAGGATGATAAAGAGAAAACATCATTATTCAGTCACATTATGTTCAACCCTGAAATTGGTGCTTATATCCTTAATCGTGAGTTTGCAAAGAGATATCCTGATGTGTCTGGAATGTCTGAAGAGGAAAAGGGCAAGCTTGCAGAAAAGTTTGTAATGGAAGTTCAATCGGATAAAGAAGAGTTCAAGTATATTTTCAACCTTGCAATGGATCGGGCACACAGATTAAAGTCAAAACAAACAGCTCAGATAAATAGAATGCTTGGTGAACGTCAAGCAGAAGAAAAGAGGTCTTCCGCTCAGAAACATCCTGCGGGGCCTTATAATCGACAACCATCTGGAGCCGAAAAAGACCCGTGGGGTCTGTACTTCGCTGGTAATTTAGGTGACAGAATATAACGGGAGATTTTTTAAATGACTACTACAAAAGGTAAAATATCAGACGGCTCCGGAATTGCGCCGATGCCAACTCCGGGAGAAACTCAGTTTAATAAGCGCGACGTGTGGGATAAGATCATAATGAATTATGCCCAAAGCGCACCATCATGCTTGCTTCTTTCAAAGGGCACGCCTGATGAAAACGGGTGGACTCAGCAGGAGGGGCTTCTTCGAAAAAGGAAGGTAGATCAAGTTCGATACGAGGTTTACAATTACAATCCATTGGTGTTTACCGCAAAGGTGACCGCTGCATTAAGTAGCACCACGCTGTATTGCAACACCGAAAACATCAAGTACGCTGATACTGTGCACAATACCCGTAATAAAACATGGGCTCGTGTTGACAGCGTAACAAGCGCAACCGAATGTGTAATTACCAGTTTCGGGGCAACTGCATTCTCTGTTGAGGCTGGCGATGTCCTCATGATAGGTTCAACTGCTTACGGTCAAAACAGCAACAACCCGTCCATGATCAGCAATGACATGGATCATATTTTCAACACCGTGCAGATTTCACGCGAACCAGTTGCCGAGAGCGAAACGATGCGGGCAATAGATTTTTACGGAACTACCGATTATTTTGCACTGCGGAGAAAAATAAATTTTGGCAACTTCTTTTCAAAAGCCGAAACCGCTATTTTGTTTGGCGCAAAAGCAAGTTCTGGGAACACCACTTCGGGCGGGTCTTCATTAACAACTGCATTTTCTACCACAAACGGTATTTATACAATGGCTGCAAATTCATACGATATGGACGGCCAGATGACCATGTATAAGTTGCAGACCGAATTACCAATCAAGCTTGATACGGTACACCCAAACGACAAGATGATCGCATATGCAGGTCAGCGTACAATCGGTAATCTTATTTCGATGATTCAGGGTACATCAAGCGTCCAGATTACCGGCAAAGAAAGTGTCCTTGATGTTGCAGGGCTTAACACAACAAAAATCAGGACGAATAAATTCATTCTTGAGTTTGTTCACCATCCACTCTTTGATGTCGGTTCGTATGCAACTGAGGCGTTCGTTTTCAAGCCTGAAATGAACGGAATTGCGTACCTGCGCGATTTTCAGCCGTTGGAAGACCGGCAGGAGAATGATCGGGATGGAAGAATCACGGAAATACTTGGAGAATTCGGTGCGGATAACTACGACGGTGGTCAATCGTCGTGTATTCTTACTAATCTATGGTAATTGTCAGTAAAACAAAAAACGGGGAGTGATCTCCCCTTAATTTAAACAGGAGCTTACAAAGTATGAAAAAGTTTTTAGCATTTATGCTTGTAGTTTTCGCCTTCTTCGTTTATTCTGATGCTGCTACCGCTGTAGTAGCTGGTGACGCATCAATCGATCGCCCTGTAAACTACAGGGATATAAAACTTGGTACGTGCAATTCAGGGGCAAATGACACAATAAAAACCGGGAACGGAATAGCATACGGACCGTATAGTTTATGTGTTGCAAAAGGTCGTCCGGCGGTTGCAGGATTTAGAACTATGTTTTCAAAAGCATGTTTTTCGTCCGGTGATACCATACAGCTTGGATACCAGATTATAAACGGGAGTGCAATTACTGATACCGCTGCATCTGGGTGGACACAAGTAGATACTATTATCGGTGCAAATGGAGATAAAGGCGTTTATGTTGATCTTTCTTCGCTACCCGGGTATTCTATTGTGTTCAGACTGTTTTCTCTTGATGCAAGTACGGTAATTGTACAAAAGCCGATTCGTGTTTACATGAAGGAAACAGGAACAACCTACTTCAACGCAAAACCTTAAGGAGAAAAGCATGGTAAGTATTTATCAGAAGCAAAAAGGCGAAATAGTTTACTACTACCCAAGTCGTAAACACTCAATATCGTACAACGATGTTGGAGATGATGGCAAGGTGAAGGTTAAAACAAATCCTGTTACCGGTCTTCCAATAACAAACGGAAATGGAGAGCCGGTACTTGTAAGTAAAGAGTTGGAATCGAAACCACACATGAACCGTCTGAACGAAAACGGTTACTGGTGTGTATTCGTTGTGGACAAAAATACACCTCCTATGATTGCCGAGAAGCTAAAGGCGCAGGCCGAGGGGCCAAAAAGCCTTTTGATTACCGAAAAGGAGTTTATTGCAAGATATAATCCTGATCTTAACCGTAAACTTGCTTCGGATGAGGCAAAGGACAAAGAAATTGCGGATCTGAACGCAAAGCTTGCTGCACTTGAACAGCGAAATCGCGGTAATAGTGGGGGCGTTAGGTAATGTTTTTTAACGATCTTTATAGCGATATTGCAGCCAGATTCAGCAACTGGCTGGAAGTCTCAACTTCGGACAGCGAGTATATTACTGACCTTGCACTTGATTATATCAACCGTGCAATTGGTTCATTGCTGCTCGAAGCTCCGAGAGGATGGGATATGCTCACTAAAGATCGTTATACTTTGACAATTGGTGGAACGGACGGTAAAACTGCCGTCCTGCCTACCGATTGCGGATCAATACTTCTTGTTTATTCAGATCCAAACGATGATAACATCCCGACAATACGTTACTATTCCGGAAAAGACTATGAAATAGACCGATCTTTCAGCACTTCGGCAGGGTATTCTGCGAGCCTAAAATTTGTCGAAGAGGTAATTTATACCATGTATTTACGGTATCAGGTAATACCAACTATCTTTACTGGTTCAGGAACCGAATACAGCCCGTTTCCTGCAGATCTGGTGCTTTTGTCGGCTCAACGAATTAGATGCCGGGAAAAGGGTTTAAACAATGAATGGCAGGCGCTAAAGGGAGAATACGACGATTTCTTAATGAAGTTCAAGGGAAAGCATCAAAATGTATCAGAATGCGGGGATTTAGGAATAAATGATGCAGCCGGAAACATGATTCGGATACCTACCTATGATATGGCAGGGAACAATGATCGACCAGTGAGCAGGTACGGCAACGATTGGGATGTTCGATGAGTGATGGAAATAAAAAAACTGTCGCAATCGATATGAGCGACTTCAGCGGGGGAATAAATTCCGTTGAGCATCCGTTGCGTATTGGTGGAAACCAAGTGCAGCCGGAATCCTGTGGGTTTATCTTGAAAAAATCAGGTGTTGAAAAATACCCTGGAGCTACCGGTCTAACTGCATCAACTACGTTCACAACGTACCTGAAAATGCTCTCCATGTATCGTGATTTTGGTGGAACCGAGCGTCTTTTGGCATTGTCAGGAGGAGTTCTTTATGATGTTGACTATTCTGGTGCTGGAATAGGTTCACTCACATCGCTTTATTCCCTTACTGGAACTGGCGAAGGTTGGTCGTGTGATTCTCATGGAAAGCATTGGGTTGTTAATGGATCTGCAGGCATAAAAGTTGAGAGCGGTACCGCATACCGGATAGGTATTGCTCCACCTGCCGGAGTTACTGCAGCGGCAAGTGCCGGGGCAGGGCTTGCAGATGGGGTTTATACCATTTACGCTTCGTATGGTCGACGTGTGAGCAGCGTCGATAAATTATACTCGTCCGGGCAATATGTTGGGTCGGTAACGCTCGGAGGTGGAAACAACAGGATTACAATATCCGATTTTGCAAATAGTGCAGATCCTCAAGTAGGGCAAAAAGTTATCTGGATCAAAAGCCCGTCCGAAGTTATTCATTATTTCTTTTATGCAACAAACGATAATGCAACCACTACCTTCATAATATCGAGTGCATCGGCAAAAAACACATCTCTTGTTTACGAATATAGTTCTGCCGATAATGGGCTTCCACCTACTTCTGCAACTTTCATTTATGCATTTTCAAATCGAATATGGATGATTGCATCAAATGTAATTTACTATTCAAACAAGGCATTTAATGAGTATGATCTGGAGAAATTTGGCGCTGCAAACTATATTATTATGCCGTATCAATGCACTGGAATATTTAGTGTCGGGTACAATTTGTACATCAACACCGACAATGGAATTATCGTCATCCCCAACGCTGACCCTACTGCAGTATCATTTCTTATTGAACCTCGATGGAACTTTTACGAAATGAGAACGGTTGCCAGATGGAACAATGGAGTAATAGGGCTTACGAACGACGGGATTCGTATTTTCGATGGATCTAAATTCACCGATTACGACATATCTTTCAATATAAAAAACTATGTTGATAAAATATATTCTCAAGGAACTAACTTTAAAGCGTGTGGCTATGTATACCGAAGGTCAATGAGAAACGAATACCATTTAATGTGGCAAGATAACGATATTTCAACATCTGTAAATAATAAACACGCTGTATTAAATCTTGACAGTATGATGTTTATTTCGTCGGCGCAAAATCAAATAGCATGGGAATTTCAACCTTACTCAGGCAATTATTGTGCGGTAAGCAAGATAAACAATGCTGTATTCGTAGGGCAAAGCCATGCAAGTGCATCGAAGATTTTTTACGAATCACCTGACAACGATGTATCTATATATGTTTACGATAAATATGGAACATTGCTGTCAACTAATACTACACATGAGTGTATTGTAAAGAGTAAAGTGATAATGCCTGACATTGCCTCTATATGCTGGTTTTATCGAGTGTATTGCTTGCACATGAACATTGCAAACTTTACAATACGTGTATATGTACCAGATAAATTCCAGAAGGACAGCGGAGATAAGACTATATCGACAAGTGTTCCAGATGGTGGATCAAATTTTGTTTGGGATGAAACCAATTGGGATGAATCATACTGGCCGATTGAAAATGCGAGCGTTACCAAGAAAAAGTTAAAAGACTCTTTGAAGGGTAAAACGTGCTATATTGAAATAAAACAAACAGCAAATGATCCAAAGGTAAAGGTAATGCAAGTCACCATAGAGGCAGTAATTGAGAGGAGTAATTTTTTATGAGGAATATATTTACTGTTATTGTTTTGTTGTGTTCGCTATTGTTTGCAATTGATGATATTTCAATACCATATGTCGCAGTTCCGGGGGCTTCCGGGTCTTCATCCGGATTCAACAACAATATGAACACCTTGAGGAATGGAGTTAATTACCTTAAAGATACCGTTGTTGCAAAGTATCCCCGATGGACTTGGTTTTCGAACCATGACAGCACTTTCAAATGGATGAACATTGATACGATAAGCGGAAAGGTGAGGTGCGATACTATTGTTGCTGATAGCCTTGGAATACGCATTCTCAGGATGACCGGGCTACCGTCTGGTGGAACTGGAGATTCATGCTTGATACTTAAAAGCGGAGTTCCGACAATTATTTCTGCTTCGTCTTACCGGGTAATGATAGGTGCTGCATCGACGGTTCAGCTTGCAGACTCATGCTTTAAAAAAGCCAATAAACTGCATGGAGTTACGACTGGGTATGTACCATACGCCAATACTGATAGCACGTTTAATGAAAGCTGTATAAGCGCAAGCGCGTCAAAGGCATTTGCTCCAAAACTTTATGTCGGAAAGGACACATCAGAATCCTATTCGTATAACTCAAACGCTGAACTAGTTGTTAAAAGCGAGGATTGGACTTCGATAAATATAGTTACCCCTAAAACTCATTATGGTGAGATTGCCTTTGGAGATACAGATGCGGGACTTGGTAGGTACTCCGGAAGGATATCATACAATCACCCCACTGATAAGATGTTATTTTCGACAAAAAGTGTAGAGAGAGTTTATATTGATTCAACTGGTAAAGTGGGAATAAATAATCCTACTCCAGACTCTACGTTTACAGATTCAGGATCTTTTCGTATTTCTGGAAATGCAAAAATAGGCGGGCACCTTAATGGCGCAACGGCTACTTATACTGGAACTGTAGGTGTAGATTCTTTAAAATCGACAAAAGGCGTTTCCGCCACCACCGGGAATTTTTCTGCCGGAATATCCGCAACAACAGGATCATTTTCTTCAAACGTTGGAGTTGATTCACTAAGGAGTACAAAGGGAATATCAGGGACTTTCGGACGATTTTCTTCGGTGCTGTTTGGGGATTCGGCAACAATAACAAAAGGGATAAGTGCTACAATAGGAAGATTTTCCAGTATAGTTTTTGGCGACACTTTATCTCTCACAAAAGGTGTTTCAGCAACCATTGGGAGGTTTTCTTCAATAATATTCGGGGACTCTGTTTATGTTACTAAAGGATTATCCGCAACTATCGGAAGATTCTCTGGTGCGCTATTCGGTACTTCAGCAACTTTTACCGGAACCGTTGCTGTAGACAGCCTAAACTTAACTGACAGGCTTTACGCTCTCAAAGGGGTTACTACAAATAACAGGGATACTTTAGTATACGAAGATACAACGTTTTATGATTCTCTTTACGACGGGTCTACCTACCGGGACAGAACAACTGCTCGAATAATACGAGTAGGAAGCGCTATAACTTTGTATCAAAATTCTTTATCGGGAGCCATAACTACATCAACTGAGGCAGTACTTAAAGGAATACCTTCTAAATTTAAACCTGTAGACGTGGTATACATACCGATAGCTATTAATAATAATTCACAGTTACAGACAGGTTTGCTATACTACGACGGGTCGAATAAATATGTTATAAGAACCAGCACGCTCGGGTATTTAACAGCGAGTGCAAATAGTGGATGCGCATTCTTTTCAGCGACATGGATAAAGTAATGTTGAATTTATTTTGGACAAATATGGGATCATAATGATTATACAAAGAATAACACTAACACCTAAAGACTATCAACTTGCTTCGGCATATAACCCAGAGTGCAGTAGGGTTATTGTTGAGTGTGATTCTACTTTGGGGGCTTTTACGGTTACCATGCCGCCATTTTACAATAATGAAAATAGAATTTTTGAATTTCATAATCCAGTTTCTACCGGAAATTCTGTTACCATATCCGGGAAGATAAGTGATACCGTAACGACACATGTTTTAAATGTAGGAACTGTTGCAATTTATGCTGACAGTATGAAAGGATACTGGTTGAAATATGGCAGTTGATTTTTCCACATTCGAAACAGATCCGGCAACCGGTTTGCCGAAAAAGAAGCAACAGCAGTTGCCATACCTGAATGAGAATTCTGGAGGGCAACAGAACATGTTGCCGATAGTGCAGCCACAACAGGCAACTGCTCCTGGAATACAGCAGGGGAACATGAATGTGCTTGGTCAGGCGCAAAACACTGCTATGCAACCCGCCACCAATAATATTCAGCAGCAAACGCAGCAGATGACACAAAAAATGATGACTGATCCGAACTTCGGATATAATCCGGCTGCACAGAAAGCCAATGCTTTATCAAATTACGATGCAACAAGAGCACAGGCAGGTCAGGCGTTCCGGCAGCAATTCGGGGATATAGGGGGATCTGGAGAGGTGCAGGCTAATCTTCTTCGGGCTATAAATGAAGATGTTATAGGCAGATCAAACCTCGAAAATGAAATGGATATGACTGCTTATGATACTCAGAAGAAAAATTGGACTGATGCAATAAATGCCGGGCTTACTCAATCATCTTCTGACGAAGCTATGAAAGCACAAAACATCAACAATCTGCTCAATGTTCGAAATGCATACGAAGGGCAGCGATCTCAGGAGCAGGGGCAGAAAAACACCCTTGAACAGATGGCGACACAGCAGGGGTATACCAAAGAAAATCTTGCTCAACAGCAACAGAATACTGTCGCGCTTCAGAAACTTGGATTCGACCAAAATGCACAACAGGCAGCAACCGAGTTTGGTTATGACCTTACCAAATTGAAGACAGCACAGGATTTCACTGCAATACAGCAGGATATTCAAAATAAACTTGCATTGGCAATGCAGAGCAATGATTCTGTGAATGCTCAGAAGCTCGAAACGCTCCGAGGTCAAATTACTTCAGCACAACAGATGCAACAGCAGGAAAATGCTATCAAGTTGCAGAAACTTGGATTCGACCAAACCACTCAGACGCTTGCGCAGCAGTTCGGGTACGATCTGACCAAGCTAAAAACCGTAAACGATTTTACAGCAGCACAAGAAGACATTAAAAATAAACTCGCGGTATCGATGCAGGGTACTGACATTAAAGCGCAGCAAGACCTCACAACGCTCAAGGGGAAAATTGATGCGGCGGCACAGCAGGCACAGCAGAAAAATGCCATTGAACTTATGAATCTTGGTTATGAACAAGATGTTCAGAAGCTTGCAACACAGCAGGGTTACGACCTTGTAAAGCTCGATAAGACTTTCGGAAATGACATTACTAAACTGATTACCGCAACGAACCTCGATACTCAGTCAAAATCTTCCCTGATGGAATTGCAGGATCAGCTCGATAGCGGGAAACTGCTTACTCAGCAGAACTTCACCGCAATTCAGAACGATCTCGACCGTCAGCTCACCATTGCAACACAAAGCAATGATATTGCGGCGCAGGAAAGACTTACCACTCTTAAAGGGCAGATCGATTCAGCTGCACAGGCGGCTCAAAATGAATTTTCAGACTCTCAGCGCGTCGCAACTCAAGCATGGCAGACCGGTGAAAATATTTCTGAGCAAGATTTCCAAAAGGCTTCAATGTATTACGATTGGGCTCAAAAGCGTGCGGAACAAACCAATGATATTGAAGCTCAAAAGCAGATTGAGCAGATGCGTAACAATACCCAGCTTACCATGCAGATGAACGGCATGGATCAGGAAACACGCATGGCATTTTTAGAGTCTCAACTCGCAGAATCGGCGGCAAGCGGAGATTTCGCCAGACAAAAAAGCATTATGACTCTCGCCTATACCCAGGATCTCAATAAAATGGCAACCGAACAGGGTTACGATGTTGCCAAGATCGCAATGCAGGGTCAGATTGAAACCGCTCTGCAGGAAGGGAATTTTGACCATGCTGAAGCCATGCAAAACACGCTCCTAACCGAACAGGCGAAACAGGCTTCGCTTAACCGTGGAGTGCAAACACTCGAGCTTATGTTACAGCAAAAAGGAATCGACCTGAACGCTCAAAATGCGGAGTGGGATAGGTTAAAGGCCGGAGTTGAAGCGGGTACCGTTAATCCGGATGCTCTAAGGTCGTTCCTCCAAAAAACAGCTACTACCAACGGGTTAAAGATCGAAGCTCCTGATCCAATGGCGGTGTATAAAGAGGTACAACAGCAGATGCAGGCAATGAAGCAGGAATTCGGGCTTACGCATCCTGATATGGTTGCAAACCCTGCTACTGGAGAACTAAATTCAGCAGGACAGAAAGCATTTAACGATTTTTTCAACAAACAGATGTATAGTAATGATGTAGCAGCATCAGGAATAACCGGTTCTACTGCTACAAGTGCAGCAAAAACAACGACACAAAAAACATCACCAGCATCAACAAATGTGAGGCAATGGTAATGGGTAACCCATTAATGTACGGAGCGCAAGCGTCGGGAACGACCGGCGGCGGGATAAATTGGGCTGGTTTAGGGCAAGGGCTACTAAACAGTATTCCGGTTATAGGGCCCATTGCAGGTGGAATTTTTGGAGCCATTGGTGCCGGAATGAACGCAAACGATGATAGGAAATATCGGAACCGGCTTTTTGATTATCAGAAACAGCAGGATGCGCTACAGCAGAAAAATACCGAGCGCCAGATGGGAATGAATTCTCTTTCGTTTCTCCGGGATGATTTTAAAACAGCACTGTATCGGTCGCTGACGAGGGGGTTTTAATGGCATCACCACTTGGCAGCATATTTTCTTCTTTGGGTGAATCCCTTCCGAGGATGAGCAAGGCTTTTACTGATGAAGAAGAACGCCGGAGAGAGCGTGAACTTGCGCTCGAGCGGTTAGCTCAGATGCGAGCTACTAACGAAGACCAAAATTACGAACGGCAACAGCGTGATTTGGGTGACCAACGGTACAGTGAGTACTCTTCTGACATGGGCGCACTATCCGAGCTTGGCGGTACCCCGGAGAGTGTTTTATCACAGATGGATGCGGGGCCATTACAAGCGCAACAGCAGGGGAAAGTACAAAAGCTGTACCGGCTCTCTCAGCAAAAACCTATGGAGCAGATGCAGTCTTATGACCTCCCAAAATTGGCAGGATTTAACAAGGGTGTTGGTAGTGCGGTGAATACTCAACTTGCTGCAGATAGAATGGATGCTACTGGAGACGGTAGTGAGCCCGGTGTTTGGGGTGCAAAAAAACAGGAATGGAACGAAGATCCAGTTCGGGCAAAAGGAAATTTTAATAAAAAAGTTGATATCCTTCTGAGTAAAAATACTATAACACCAGAAGAGGCAGCTATGTGGAGATCAGAGGTTGAAGTGAGGCCAATTGATGCATCGATCGGTGTTGATCAGCTTTTAATTAAACCAGGAGTTGCCGCTGCTACGATAACAGCTCAAACCCCTGCAAAGGTTGAACAGAAATATGCTTTAGTCGCTCCAGAAGCGGCAACAGCCGGAGCTACAACAACAGCTCGAACAGTTGCCGAGAATACAACTAAACGAAGCATTCCTGGATCTTTTGAGCAGAATAAGTATACTGCCGCAAATTATGCTAATCGCATAAAACAATCTGAGGATGGTTTATCAAAATTATTTGAAAGCGGGTTTAAACCAGAGGCTTGGTACAACAAAATAAAAAGTCCTGATGCTTTAAATGCGATAAAAGATCCAAATCAACAAATGTATGCTCAAGCTATGAGAAACTTTATAAATGCAACACTGCGACGAGAATCAGGAGCTGCAATTGCTGAGTCTGAATTTACCAATGCCAACAAGCAATATTTCCCTATGCTTAACGATAGCCCGGAAGTGCTTGCGCAAAAAGCAGAAAACAGAATGAGGGTCTTTGATGCGTTTAAAGTTGAGGCAGGAGGGGCATACGACCAGGTAATCCAAGAAGGGGCTAAAAGGCGCGAAAGTGGATCAGGAATAAAACAGATAAAAACTGATGCCGATTACGAAAAACTTCCTTCTGGAACTGAATTTATCGATCCTACCGGAAAACGCAGGAGGAAACCGTAATGGGATGGCGCGATGCACCTTTGATTGAGGAAGAAACCCAGGTAAAAAACGCATGGGAGTCAGCCCCACTTGTTGAAGAAGAGCCCGAAGAAAATCCCGGATATCTGGAGCGTGTTTCATCTGGATTTGATAAAGCCCTTTCAGAAAACATAGAACGACAGAAGGGCGGTGCCAACCCTATTATTTCAACAGCCCGAACACTTACCGAAGCACCTCAGATTGCAGTGAGTGAGATCCCAGGTGTAAAGCCACTTGGTAAAGCGATAGGGGCAGTGTATAGCAAAGGATTTGAGACGCTGGGAAAAGGTTACCAAAAACTCCCCCCAATTGTAAAAAAGGGTGTTAATCTTACTGGAATTCCGGCTGTAATTAAAGCCATTCCTGGAGCAATAGAAAAAGGTAATGAAGTTTTACCGCAAACTGCAAAAGATGCCCTTGTTACTACTACAAATATTGCTGGATACATACCGGCGGTTAAAGGTGTTAGGATGGCAGAGCAGGGTACCAAAGCAGGATTGATGAAGACTGGTGAAGGGCTTGAATCACTTGGAAAAATGGTGAAACCAGGCGAATTAAAAATGACAAAACCGGTTGCAAACAAGGCTTACGGAAAAACACTTGACGAGAAAAAGCAAACAATAGTAAATGATATTGCCGAATTTGGAACAACAAAACTAACCAATAAAAGATCCGCAATTGATGCAATGGAGAAAGCACAACAGCGTTTTGATAAAGCGGATGAAATTGCTACCACATTAAAAAGTAATCCAAATACACCGCTTACCAATATTGACAACGTGCTGCTAAAGGATATCGATGTTGAAAAACTCGCAGATATTGACCTTGAAGATTCGGCGATTGAATACATACAATCCCTCGTATCCAAGATGGATAAAAAGGGTTTTCGAGGAGAGGTTACGCTTGACCAACTTGTAAAGGCAAAGCAATCTTTAAATAGGCAGGGAAAAGTATTTGGGCACGGCCCTGCGCCAACGGATGAAGACGCATTGAAGCAGGCAATAAAAAAGAAAATGTATCTCAATCTTGTTGATGCCATTGGGGAGTTATCTCCAGAAATAAAGGCAATGAATCAGGAAGGAAAAAGGCTTCTTGATGTTCATGCGGCACTTACTGGAGCGGCAAGCAGAGAGGCAAATTTAAATGCAGCGGGACTTACGGATTGGGTTGTTGGCGGAGCTTCGATTGCTAACCCTGGATCGTTGGCAGTTACCGCACCGCTATTGGTTACCAAGAAAGCCCTTAGTGGTGGCAGATTTGGCAATTTGTCGATAAATGCGGGTCGATTTTTACAAGGGAAAAAACCTAAATCTATTGAAGAAACACTTGCAAGGATTACAAAATAAACGGTATAAACTCCGGCACCGAATTAAGTCCGGATGGCCTGTAACATGGCAACGAAAGGAATAATGTGTGTGAGCTTGAAGTTGACAAAAATGGAAAGATACACGTGAAACTATTTTCTACTGACAAAAACGGAAGATTCGATTTTAAAAAAACCGTGAAGCATTGGGGAGTATCAATTGGTATAATAATGGCTTTTGGGGCTTCGGCAACTGCATATTTTAATGCAAAGTTGAATAATATGCACCAGACAACATTTAAACCAGTAATGACTGAATTTGTTGGTAAGCTATCATACACTAAAGCGCAAACAGATTCAGTTGTAAATACAAAGGTTATTGCATACATGAAGCCACTCTGCTCTATGCAAGACTCGATACTCAAAAATCAGAGAGTACAGATCGAGATGGATATCGAAAGGCATGGGGTTACAGCGTACTTAAAGGCAATTGAAAAAATTAATCTTATTGATGCTGGTTCAAGATGAAAATAAGATATTCAATATTTTTAATTGTAGTATCAGTATCAATTCTATCGGTACAATACCATAGTATTTCACGTGCAACATTTGAAAACAAAGAATATGTTGAGCGTGAGGTGAATTTCCTGTCGCTTCAAAGTGGATTAGAAGAGTATAAAAAAGTACAAAACAGATACTGGTTATCGCGCATAGTAACTTGCTATATGGCAAGTATTTGGAGCAGAGTAATAGGTGTTGAGTATAGCAACGCAAAGATTGCAAGAATAAATTATACTAAAAATAACAGTAGAGATAATTATAACGCTTATTTATACGAACTTAAAAAGTTATCATTTGCAATAGCAACACACCAAACAATAATTTTAGGAGCACTGTTTTTAGTTGTAATCGCATTATCAAAAAGGAAACTGCTATTTATACTTGGGATAGGATCAGCTCTTTGCTATGCATGGACACCGGCAGCTCATGGACACGTTTGTCCTTGGGATTCATGGGCAATAACGGTATGGACTATCATTCTTTTGGTAAATGATACAAAGCATAAAAAACACATAATTTGGATGATACCTGCATTTTCTTTGTTAAAAGAAACTACAATAATCTTGAGCGTACTTATGCTGTTTTGGGGTGATGTTCCAATAAAAATACGCATAAAGTATTTTTGCATTTCCTTTCTATCTGTATTGGTAATTAAATTTATGCTTGGAATTATTACTGGTACAGGTGGATCACCAAGTTATACGTTACATTATCCACATCCATGTAAAACTGGAGAATATTGGATCATAGAGCGCAACACACACGCTCTCACATGGTGGAGCAATTTTAATCCTATCTATTTTTCTATATCCGGATTATTGGCAGGAATATTTTTACTTCCCATAGAAAAACAGTATAAACTAATATCGTTGACGTATTTATTGTTTATATTTGTACCATGTGTTATTACCGAAGCGAGACTGTTTCAAGAGCTTGTCCCAGTCGTTATGGTAGGAATATCTAAACTAAAGGTGAGTAATTTATGATAAAACAAGAATTCATCGAGCACACAAAAACAGTCCGGTCATGGATCATCGCAATGATAGCATCGTGGGATGATGATCTGGATAAGATCACGAATCTACTGATGAAATACGTCGGAACTCCTGAACAAATGAACTTGTTTGATAAAAAAGTAGATTCTTGGTTTATTGCTCAGTTTCAGGAAATGAATATTATTGGGATCAATGGGACAAAAAATAATGAGGCATGGATATCGAACCTCGATGGCTTCGGGAAATATTTTCATGATGGAATATTTGACGCAACGCATGATACCATTCTTCAAGAGTGTCCGAACATTAAAAATATTCGGAAAAATACTCTTATTTCTGGCCAGTCCAGAGGTGGGTTAATTGCCCTATTTTTAAATTACCTCTTGAAAGGGCAAGGATATGAGAATGTTGAGTCGTTCGGATTTGCTAATCCATTTGGAACTACCGATGCCGGGAAAGAGAATATGCATCGGCTTGGAATACGTCACACTAATTTCGTAACTGATCCTTTCGGGAGCCTTCCGTCAGATCCAACCGATGATGTCGGTGTCATTCGTGGAGGGCACTACGGGCACGTAGAGACGTTGTACGGAGGGGCAGGGGTGTTCGACCACTCGTACCTCAATATCACCTACAAACTTATTGCTTGGTTTTTAAAACAATACAATGAGAAGCATGAACATAAGTGCCTTCAAGATGCTATATTTTTAGCAGGATTAATCGAAAAGGGAAATGATTTAATAAAAAAGTGAGGACGATATGGAACAGAGGTTTGATGTAAAACAGACAGCGGCAAAAGGCGGCATTTCTGGAGGTGTTGCAATCGCCGGAGGTGGAGCCGGTGCAGTTATTGTACTGGCGGCAAAACACATTCTTGAAATTGATATCGATCTCGAAACAGGACTTTTAATTTCGAGCGGAATCACCGCTCTTGTTGCAGGATTCGGACGATCTATTGAAAGTATTGTAAGATTTTATGTAAAGATGAGAAAAATTGCAAATGAATAAAATGAAAAAGCTTATACATGTTTTATTATTTTTATTGTTGTTTACAGCTGGATATTCTACGACATGGATACCTTCTTCATTAACTCAAAACAGTTATCAAATAGCTATTGACTCAGCTGCAAAGTACCCAGGAGACACCGTTAGGTGTTTGCCTGGGAACGTCAGATGTGGCGGCCCGGCGTATTTGAGTATAAATAATAAAAATATTGTGATACGTGGTGCGCAACTCTACGGAGAAGACACGACGTTTGTGTGTGATACGTCACACGCCAGCTATCTTGACTGTGCTATGTATATTCAGGGTAGTGGAAATACAGTTACTCGCGTAGAAGGTATAACTTTCCGCGGTGATTCAGCGAGAGCGTATAACCAAGGCATGTTGGCTGTAAATGCACCGCACTGGAAGGGGCTGCGAATCTCAGGATGCACATTTAATAAACATGCCAATAATGCAATGTGGATCAAGTCGTGGGGGCTGATATCAGAATGTACATTTGATGGACGAGTAGCAGCAGGCCGTGGCATTGCTGCGGATGGCGATAATACTGAGTGGGATAGTGATTCTGTTTACTTTGGTACAGATTCTTCTTTGGTGGTAGAGGATTGCAACTTTATAAGAGATACTACCGTTGGATCAATCAACAAAGGTGCCGTGGATGCTGGATCGGGGGCACACGTGATATTTAGGTATAACACTATTACTCACATGCACTATTTGACTCATGATCGGTGTAGAACGATAAATACTAAAGGTGCGGTAGCGTCTGAAGTGTACTGCAATTCTATGTCTGCCTTACGAGCAGATGGCTATGTTGGAGTAAACATTGCATCTGGCACAGGAGTATGCTTCAACAATGCACTCACCGGCCCAGAGACCTGGAAAAACTGGGATGCAGTAATAAAATTGATGGATTACCCTACTTGCGCTGGAGTAGGATATGCCTGCGCCGCAGGCGTAGATACCTGCAACGGAGGGGCAACAATAGATGGTAACTCGGCGGAGGATTCTGGATCTGTTACTTGGGCTTCGGGTACCCAATTAAAAAGCACTGGGCACGTATTTGATGAGTACCTTTACTGGTACTGTTATAACGTAACAGATGGATCAAAGGGCAAAATCGTATCAGTACATCTGGATACTTTAACTGCTGAACTATACGGTGGGTTGGATAATACTTTCCAACCAGGTGACTCGTTTTACATCTCCAACGGATACCCATGTTATGCACAGCCAGGGTACGGCGCATCTCAAAAGCAGATGCCGATATATGAGTGGGGAAATAGTCTCAATGGTGCTTTATCTGGAGTCGAAATAGGTGCTTTTTCCGGGTGTGTAAATCCTAACGATTCCGACCACATAAAAGATGGTAGGGATTTTTACACAAACACGATAGATAATAACTACGTAGCTCGCATTTACCCTGACCCTCGAAGGGGTTTACCGCGCACCATGGATATCGAAGAGCTCGATAAAGTAACGTATAAGAGAGGCGAAACAGTTGCACTATCAGGGAGTGGTTTCAAAACATCTAAGGGAAATGGTACAGTAAAAATAGAAAATACAGTATTAAATACAACGTTATGGTCAAATATATCTGTATCTGCAACATTGCCTTCAAATATTGAAGATGGGACGTATAATCTTTATTTAAAAAATAATGATATGCAACAAGATACTATACAAATAATAATAAATTCATTCATACGTAAATTGAATAAGCATGTAATAGATAGATAAAGAGGGTAATATGAAAAAAATACTGTTGTTTGTTTTTATTATGTTATTTATTACCGATAACTTTTCCTTTAATGAATACTGGAGATATTGCACTGTTTCAGGGGTCGGAACCATTGCAGATGGAACTACTCCATCAACACCGATGAGTATGGATACACTACTCAGATTTTGTGTAGATTCTGCGTTATCGAGTGGGTTTACAGCCATAATAGAGGCTGGAACGTATACAATAAGTGGAAGCTATGACTTGTCAGCAAAAGACTCATTGAAATATTTTATTGGAGTTAAGTCAGGAGTACTTACTGTTTCCGGTAAAACCGGAAATCAGTTGGTTGATTCTGATTACCCTTCAGATTCTTTTGAGATGCCATTTATAAACCTTGTACCTGGAAGCAGAACTATAATATTTGGTGATTCAACGTATATCGATAATTTTGTTTTTATCGGAGATGCTACGGCGCCTATCACTGTTCCTCAGTACGGAAATGTCTATAATTGTTATTTTGGAAACTCAAGTGGAACATCAGGGTTTAAATATGGGGCATCCGTAACTGCTATTACAGCAGTAAATTGTGTATTTTTTAGCCGTGGAGGACACGGCGTTAATATGAACGGTGCAAACAATTTTTATTATTGCAATAGTCGTGGATGCAACGATGCAACTTATGGGTACGGATTCTATTGCCAATCGGCATCCAATTTCACCGGTTGTGTATCAAATAATAATAGAGTGGGTATATATCTTGGGGCAAATAATGCTTCTTCTGTTGTAAATTGTACAGTAGATGACAATACTTCGTATGGCGTACAAATAACGACAGGAAGAAGAAATCGAATAATAAACACTATATTAAGTAGTAATGGCGTAGGAATACATCAGGATTCTAATATAAAATCAACTAAGGTTAATTCTGTTCTGGTATATGGAAATACCATAAATTTTGAAAACATTGATACTTCTGGATGTGTATTTAGAGCACTTAGCATAAGAAGGGGAAATCCTAACTATAAAAATGCATCATCAGATAGCCTGCAAATATTGAGTGGATCTGCGGCTATTGATTCAGCAATAGGGGC